ATTGTTTACAACGAAATAGATATAGAGCATGAGAACTGCCCTGTAATAACAAGTCGAATCATTTACGGGGTAACGCTAGCGGATGCCCTTAACAAATTCTTAGAGGATAACAGTCCTGCCCTCGATATAAAGAAGATCGAGGAGTTTAACAACAAAACAACTAACAAAAACAGAGCAAAACTAAAGTACTAATGGCACTAAATACAGATCAACAAATTTATCCACTAGCAGATAAAAAGCCTGACCAGGCGCACAGCAATGACAACAATCTAGTCCTTTACTACCACCAGGACAGCGGTTGCTGGATCAGCGGAACATACAGCTACATACCAGAGGCAGCTACTTACTGGATGATGTTACCTGACAGTCCTG